AGATCCGGCTGCGGCTTGTCGCGCTTGTCGCCGGCCCGGTAAACCGCGCCCCACAATCCGCTCTTGCCGACCATGCGGTGCCAGTCGCAGATGTAGACCTTCTTCGGCGTCTCGGCGCGCAAGATTCGCAGATGCCGGCGCACGCCAGTCTCGGCGATGCCGACGAGCGCTTCGAGTTCCTTGGCGGTCAGCGCTTCCTGCTCGAGCAGTTCGAGGATCTTGTTGCGCGTGGCGTGGCGCATGCTGTTGGCGTTGAGCTTGCCGGTCATGCTGCGATCTCCATCATTGCTTCGTCGGCCGCTCTAATGAAAGTCGCCGCCGCTTCAGCATTAATGGCGTTTCCGTAGGCGCGTAGTCGTCCCATTCTGGAGGGAGCCCCATCAACCAGCGGGAATGTGCCGGGTTCAACTGGCCGCCACTTTCCATCTCGGCATCCGATCCAGTCAGCATCTCTCCAGAAACCGTTAGTCGGGCCGGCTGATTCGTGGCGCACAATTCGACCGTCTTGCGGCTGCTGTCCGTGTTGCCCGCGGCGTTGTATCCCTTCTGCGCTGGCGTCCCAGCCATCGGCGTTGGCCAGCCGGCGAACGTCGCTACATGATTCAAGCTCACCGCCACCTTGCGGCCGTCGGGCGTCTTCCCCGTCACGCTCAAGCCCTCGAACGACTGCGATCCCTTGCTGTTGCCGACTGTCGGTGTCGGCCATCCCGCCAACCACGCCACGCGGCCGAGCAGTGAGTTCAGTGGCACGTTGGCGCACTCCGCGCCGTCCTTCCAGTCCCGCGTTGTCGGAGTCGGCCATCCAGTAGAGGCGATCTCTGATGTGCGGTGCGCCGACGCCCGCAGACGGGAACGGCGTCGCCCCGACCCGGTATCCCACGCCTTCCAGGTCAGTTTGTACAAGGTCGATCCAAGGCTCTGCATCCTTGCTCGCAACTTGCTCTCCAAGGATGACTGAAGGGCGGCACTGGCTAATGAGGTGGAAAAATGCGGGCCAAAGGTGCCGCTCGTCATCAAACCCAGTTCCTTCGCCTGCCTGGCTGAAAGGTTGGCACGGACAGGAACCGGTCCAAACAGATCGATCGTCAGCCCATCCGGCTTGTCGAAGTGCGCGAGACCATACGCCAATCCCGGCGAAGAAATGGCACTGTGTGTATCCCCGAAGGTCGTCCGGTCTAACATCCTCGATACTCCGTTCGTCTACGTCGCCGGCGGCAATGTGGCCGGCCGCTATCAGATTGCGCAACCACTGCGCAGCGTATGGGTCGATCTCGTTGTAATAGGCTCCGCTCATGCTGCCAGTTCCTCATATCCGGGCGGCGCACTGAGCGGGATGCCATTCTCGACAAACCATGCTTGAACATATTCCAGAAGGCTGTTCATGCGCTTCTGGCCCATGCTTGCGCTGCTCTCCCTGACGTTTACAAATTCACCTTCCAGACCGGGGATGACGTCGGCGCCGATGCCGGCCGCAATAGCGTGACCGCTGATGAAAAGAACCTTCCACTGTTGAGCAGTGAAGCGGCGCCCCATATACGTCGCCTCTTTTGCTGCGACTCCGAACAGGTGATGGAGATAGCTGTTTTGTGCGATGCTGCGCGTGCGCTCTTGCAGTACGAGCATGTGACCATCGGGCCTCTTGTGCACAGCATCGGCTGCCATGCGGCGATTGTGCGGCGTGAGAAAGATCGTTAATTTGTCGCTCATCACGCCCCCATCACCATGACGCCGAGCCGGCCGCCCTTGACGATCTCGCCGCGGCATACCAGCAGCTCGTCAATTTGGCTGTCGTCGTCATATACGCCGGCATGCGTCAGCGCATCGAGCGCCGCCTTCACACGATTGTCAATATCGGCAATGCGTCGATCACGCATGCTCACATGCAGCGCCACGCATAACCGGGCGGAACCGAACTTGATCGCGTTGCGCTCGGCGACGATCTCGGCGACACGCTTGCGGAAGTCTTTGCCTTCTGCCGTTATGTACATGCCACGCGGCGACTTGCGCCAGTAGCAATTGATCGAGGGGGGCAGGGGAAGCGTCAGGAACTGAGCAACGCCGGATAATGGATGGTCTGTCATGCTTTCTTCTCGGAACGGATATACGCCCATAACTCTTTCTTCGCCCGCTCAGCCGCTGCATCGCCGGCCGCCTGCCGCACGCGCTCGACAATCGCGCTTGCTTTCGCAAACTGTCCGCTTCGCCCGTCGCGCACTGCGGCGAGGAAGCGCGCTAAACAGTCGGCTTGCGTCAGCACCATGGAATAGCCGCGAATGAAACGGTGCGCAGGATGTACCAGCAGCCATGATCCACAGAGCCGTACTCGCTATAGGCGTCGAACTTGATGCGGATCATGGTGTGCATGGCATGCTCGGTTAAACGCGGATCTCGAGCCGATCCTTGACGATCAGGCGTGCGCCGGCGATTTCCTGCCCTGCTTCGAGCGCTTTCTTGATCTCGGTCTTGTTCGGCTCGGTCTTGACGCGCATGTATTGCTGCGGCACGGCGTCTGCATCGACGACTTCGACAGACTTGTCGCGGCCTTCGCGCAGGGCAATCGTCACCAGCGGGTTTTCGATGCGCAGGCGTTGCGCAGACTTCATGTTCTGTTGCAGATAGCCTTCCAGGCGCTCGGCGCGGGCTTCCCACTTGCGCGCGCGCTCGACGATCTCTGCGGCTGCGTCGCGCATCATCTTTGCGTTAGCGGCGATTTCGCGCGAGATCAGGGCGCAGCCGACAGCCTTCTTGTCGAAGTCCTCGGCGCAGCCTTCAAGCGTGTCCTCGATGGTCGTGTCGTCGAAACCTGCATCCATCAGGTCGTTGCGGATTGCCAGCAGCTCGCCGGTCAACTGGTAGAGTGGTGCGTTCATTTCGGTTCCTTTTGATTGTGTGTGCTGCGGTATCGGTGCATGCATAAAGATACCATGACGGTATCTGTAGCGGTCAAATTTTTTTACGTCGCAGGCCGCGCCATTCGAAGCCGCCTTGGCGCTCTGCTTCACTGCTTGGCCGGTGCTTGCACGACTCGGCACCGTGTGGCGTCTGCGCCGTGTATGACCATCGATTGCCGGTCCAGTAGCTGAACAGGCGAAAGATGGTCTTGCCGTTCGGCTTGCGGCGCACTTCGTAGACGCCGATGTGCAGCGGCTTTATGCTCTTGTCAAACCAGTCTGTGAACTCTTGCATGTGAGGTCTCCTGGCTGACGCCGGCGCGGGCCGGCGACGCGGTTTAGTGCGTGGTCAGAATGGGATGTCGTCGTCCATTTCATCGAATCCGCCGCCAGCAGGCGCCGATGCATGGCGCGTCGCTGCGGGTTGCGCTGCCGGCGCATTACGCAACGGACGATGACGCAGGCTTTGGATCATCTTCGGAAGCTGTTGCGCGTTCACCTTCTTGTCGAGGATTTCCGAAGCCATGAGTTCGCTGCTGGCTTCGAAGAAAGCGGCCGGCACGACCTTCGTTACGACTGATCCGTCGTTTTTCAGGTAGTCCTCCGTCTCGAACAGGATGCCGACCGGCTTGTCCATCAGATCAAGGAACACGTTCGCGTTGAATTCCTGAACCTGTTGCGTGTCGCGATCCCATTTCTTGACGACCGCTTCGCTCGGCGCGATGTTCTTGACGCGCAAGCACGTCATCAGCGCTTGCAGTTGCTTGAAGCCGAAGAGTTCTTTCTCTGAAGCGTTGAAAGTCCAGAGGGTGAAGTTCGCCGTCTGCTTGTCATCGGTCACGAACGCGAAGTCGATGCCGCGCGTGCCCTTGGAGCTTTGAATGTCCTCGGCGCGCGTGAATTGGCCGACGTATTTGCCGATCTCGTTGATGCGCTCGCTACGCTGCTCAGCCTGGCGTGCTGCTTGTGCGTTCAATGCGTACATTTGATGTTGTCCTGTAGAAGTAAGGTTCGTTTGTTCTGGCTGTTCTAGGCTCAGAATTGAGGCAATTAAGCGGCTTGCCGGATGCCGTAATACTCTGCAATCGCTTCGTCGACCGCACGCAGATCGTTCGGAACTCGCTCGTCTTCGAACAGGCCCATCGGGCTTTTTACGGTGTCGCGCCCGCTGTTGCGCGTCGTGAACGTGTATTCGCCGTCGACAACGTCGGTCTTGAGTACGATCGTGAACAGGCCTTCGACCGTGATCTTCTCGTCGAGAAGGCGTCCGATAGTCTTGGCTTTAGTGTGGCCCGAATCGAGCTGTTCGCTGTGCGTCAGGATGTAGACGCGCACGTCATCAGCAAGGTTGTTCGCAGCCGTCAGCACATCCCATGCGTGCTTGCCGATCTCGGTGAACTTCTGAAACCCGGTTTCCGAGCTGCGGCGCATGAACTCGTTCGCGAGCAGATACTGGAAGTCGTCGATGACGATCGTCTTGCGCTTTGTCTTCCCCAGTAGGTCGACGATTCGGTTCGCGTCGTCAGTGACGATCATGTTCCCGGTCGTGTTCTCCCTGGACAGATACGACCAACCTTTAGCCCGAAAGGGCAGGGGCTTCTTAACGACCTGAATCAAAAGGGTCTGCGAAGGGTCCAGATTGCGAAGCGAAGTGCTCTTTCCTGTCCCGCTTTGTCCGATAACCAGCGTTGCTGTGCTCATGGCATTTCTCCTGTTCTTGCAATTCGTGCTGTTCGTAAAGTTCGAGTTCTTGCTGCCACTGCCAGTCGTCGTCTGGCTCGTACATCACGACACCTTGCAGCGTTGGTATTGGCGAGACACATTCGGCGGGACATACGCACCGCTGATCCGAACGCGGGGCTGAACACCGCGACGAGCGAGATCGGCTTTGGCTGCACGCTGGCGCTGCTCAGTGCGCGCGCCGAGTGCTTTGTATTGGCTGTCGATGATCTCGGCTTGCGAGAGGCGCACATTCGTCTGGACGTGGCGCAGGTCATTCAGTGACTTGGCGATCAGTTGCATACCGGGCTCGCATGGAAAGTGAGGACGATCATCACGGCGAGAGCCATTGCGCACGCGCCAGCAGAGAAAGCGAGAAACAGGTCGTTGACCTTGCAAACGCTAGCTACCACGGTATCCGTCGCGTGCAAATTTTTTTCCGCAACGTCGGCCTGACGCGGGCGGAAAATCGCTGCGGAGCATAATAATAACGCGGACTTCAGTTGCGATGCAGTGTTCATGATGATTTCGTTCCGTTCGTGGTTTTGGTTTGTGTTTTGTCCTGCTGAGATGAAGGATACTAAAACGGTATCTGTAACGCAAGTGCTTTTTGCGAGAAAAATGTGCGCGCGCCTACAAACGCATCCACGTCTGATAGTCGGCTTCGCTCAGTCGATCGCCTGGAAGCGCTGCCTTTGCGTCTGGCTTGTGCGCGTCGCAATACTCGCGGCCTTCGTGCTGCCAATGCGCCTTCACGCGCGGGCCTAACTTGCGGCACACGCAGCAGTAGCGCCAGCCGCCGCGCTCGATCATGTCTTTCGTGATCCGCTTCATGGCTGGGCCGCCTGTGAGCGAGCGAGCTGCCACAGCCGCGGATCGGCCTTGGTCATGGCGTCCAACAGAAGCCGCTTTTCTTCGAGATAGGTGACAGCGAACTTGGGATCGTGCTTGACGATGCTCGACGTGTTGCTGATTAGGTCGGCGCACTTGATCGTCTGTATCCAAGCAGGCACCGCAGCCAGTCGGGCCCGTGACGCAGCCTTGCGCGCGGCGCGGTTCCCCGTTTCCAGGTCAGACAGCAGAATGACGCCGGCCGTCACGATCTCGCCGAACTGCTCGCGCAAGGTTTCGGCAGACACGCCCTGATCTTCGATGCAATCGTGCAGCCACGCAACGGCTACCGCGTGATCGGTATCTAGCGCGACCGTCGCCACGATGCCCGCCACCTCGGCCAGATGGTCGACATACGGGTTGCCGGTGTACTTGCGCACCTGATCCTTGTGCGCTTCACGCGCAAACATCATGGCTCTGTATGCGATGCTCATCAGTGCACTCCCGTCGCGTGAAACGTGCGATGCATCTGGCCGGCGATCTGCACGGATGCTTGCAGGGCGGCAGCCGACTCCAGGCATTGCGCCGCGATCTGGTGCGCCGGGCTATCGTGGAGCGCGTCAGCAGCAGCCTTAAGCGCGGCGATGGCGTCTATAACCTTGTCTGAACTAACTTGCATCATCTTCTCCGTCCGCGCTTCCCGCGCCAGTCTGGTTTAATAGGCCACCGCGTAGCCCATTCGAGCGCGGCCATAATCGTTCGCCAGTTCTCTTTCGAGTTCTGTATTGCCGGGCCGGCATAGTCGAAATATTTGGGCGGCACTTCGACGGCTAGTGAATCCAGAACGGAAGCCTTCACTGCAACGTGTTCGCCTTGGTGGTAATAGGGCAAGTGCGCCTCAATGCTGCCGCGGCTGTACCTCCCCGCGCGCGGCAAGACCGGCGTATAGCCGCAGTCATCTGGCCGCCAGAGCGTGATGTATTCGTGATCCCGGTGAGTGTGGCAGACGGCCACGACGTAGTAGTCGCTCATCGTCCACCTCGATTGAGTAACACTGTGAGCAGGGCGCAGATCGCCAATCCAATAAGCAAGGCGGGTAAGGCGCTCATGCTTCACCTCGCGCGCGGATCATTGCGTCGGCCATCTTGAAGGCATGCTGCGCGATCCGGTCATATGCTTCCGGTATGTCGTGAAGATGGCTTTGTGGCATAGGTACGGCCGCCATCGCCTTCGCTGCGAAATAGTCGCGCGTCGTGATTCCGAGACTGATAAATGGCGTCTCGTTCAAGTCGCCGCACCAGGGAAACGCTGGTCCGCCAGTTTTGATCTCGCTCATTGCAATGCTCCCGTAACTTGCGCAGCTTGAAGGTCCGCCATATGCATCGCAGCACGAAGAGCGGCAGCAGACTTGATGCATTCCGCTGCAAGCATCACTGCAACCTGATCTTCGCCATGCGTTTTAATCAGGTGATCTGCGGTCACGTTGAGCGCGGACATGGCTTCGATGACCTTGCTGAGGCTGATTTCGACCATCACACACCGCCTGCAAGCCGGCGCTTCACGATGACTTCCTTCGCATCGGTAAGCAGCGTGTGAATCGTATGCAGGTCGTCTTTGTTGCCACGCGCCAGAGCGGTCATGAACGACTCGCGTTGCGGGCCGGTCAGCTCGACCAACAGTTCCATCAGGTCATCAAACGTGACCTCGCGCTCTACCTGCTCGCGGCGATCTTCTGCGGCCAATGTTGCGTTGTCGGCTGCTTCGAGATCCCGGTCGCACAGCCAATTGCCGTATGCTTGCGTGCGGGAAACTAACTGAGGTACGTGGCTCATGATTCCGTCCTTGTTGTTTGGCTGCGAATACCGCGTTGGTGTGTCGATGGATTGAACGATACCAAAATAGTATCCGTAACGCAAGCGAAGAATCACTGTTGCGTTTCTGCCTCACGCTCGATCCAATTGCGGCGCTCGAACGCGGGCCGTAACTTCTCGTGCGCTGACTTGCGCAAATCCGCGATTGCTGGCGTCACCTTGGCGGCTGCTCGCGCGACTGTCTGCGGATGGATGCCGCACTCGCGCGCAATGCGATTCAGGCTCGGGCAATACTGGCAGCCAAAGATGAATTCCCGCGCGACCAGCATGCGAACCATCGTGCGATTGCGGTGCGCTCCTTCGAGCAGGCATACAAGCCGCTCTACGCCCGCGTGACGCTCTCCGCGCTCTCCGCCATAGGTGGCATCCAGCAGGGCGCGCTGATCGATCGACAGGTGCGATTCAATGACGTCGTGCACGTATTGCGCCTGTGCCTTCTTCTCGTGGACCGATAGCAGTAGGGCGGCTCCGTCTGGTCCGGTGTATTCCCCAATCTGCCCGATCTTGACGCCGGGCCGCGCGCGCCATGTGTAGGCGAAGGAAAGCGCCGCGTCCATTGAGCGGAACATCGGCGCGCGACTGTCATCTTCCGGCTTAGGAGTGCGAAGGGTGAGCCGGCCAAGCGAGCTTTCGTGTGCGGTGCATACTTGCATATCGGTCCTTGGTCAGTGGAGCGGGGCGGTCAACAGATCCGGGGCGGCTTGGATTACCTTCACAGTCATGCCGGTGTGGGGGCATTTTCGCGTGCCGGGCTCGAACACACGGCCATCAGCGCGCAGCTCGGCGATACGCGCGCAGACTGACGAGAGACGGATGCCGGTCAGGTTCGAAATGTCGAGGCGGGATAAGGCCGTCGCCGGGATCGTGCGCAGTAGGGCGAGGATCTTGGCTTGCTGGTTGGCAACTGTGCCGTCATCGCGCACGGAAACGTAGGCTAAGAAACTGGTCTCGCTCGTTATCACGCTGGCTCCTTGATGTCGTCGGTTACTTCGTCGGTGACGGGAACGCCGCTGATAGGCGTCAAATGACAATCACCCGTGACCGCAACCTCAAACGAGTAAAGTTCGCCTGTGGACATGCGCCACGGAAGTGGAGAGGATGATTTCACTACCCAACTGAACCTGGTTGGCTCAACCCGGAACAACTTCCCCGAAGTTGCTGTAAAAATCTCGCCCCAGACTGCCGGCCTGATCACCTCAACGATGCGCCCGATGGTTTCGGGCGTCCTATTTGTGCCCGTTATGATCGCCAGATCACCCGGTTTGCAGTTCATGCTGCTTCCTCCTCGCGCATCGCCTTCCAGCGCGTCAGTGTGTCGATCGCATCCTGAATGTCGCGCCCAATGTCCTTGTGGCCACGGCCGCCGGCGACGAGCAGCTTTTTCACTGCGTGCTGAAGGCATGGATCAGTCACGCCGAAGATGCTGAGCACGCGGTAGATGTCGATGCTGTTGAACGGGCAGGGCCGGAAGTAATGCGAGTGCGCAGTGACAGGCGCAGGGAGATCGGCCGGCTCCGGGCGATGGAACATTTCGAGATCGTTCGTCATGAAGTGGAGCGGCCCGGCGCTGCCATCACGCATCACCAGCACGTATTCAGACCCGGCGACGGTGTTCGTGACGGTCCCGACAGAGCCGCGGCTGAAGTTCGCGGTCATGCGAACGCGCACGCGGTCGCCTTTCTTGAATTCGCTCATGTGCTGGCTCCCATCCGAACAATCGCGTTGACAGCGTTCAGCAGCGTCGGATCAACTTTCGGGAACCGGCGGTTGTCGCGACGGTACTTTGCGTCGACCTCGGCTTCCGTCAGCTTTGGCCGCGGCGCCGGCGTTGGTCGCAGCGGTACGTTCTCGCCCTTGCCGATCACGTACCGGACAGCGCGGCGATAGCCGTTGTTGTCGATTGCGCGGAACTCCTGGTCGCGGCCCGGAACGCGCGCGCGGCGTAAGTATTCGTTGACCACTGATAATTCGCGCCCAATGCCCTCGGATATTTCCTGCGCAGTGCGCGGCTTGCCGTCAGCCATCAGATTGCGAATTAAGTCGGCAGTGAATACGCGTGTGGTCATGCAACCTCCTGAATGCGCTCGGCCTTTTCTCGATAGCCGGCCGCAGCAATTGAACTGAATGCCCAAAACGCTGCATAGTCGAACTGGCCGTACCAGGCGAAAAGGATGACGACAGCGACGTCGCCAACCCCCGTCACCCATCGGGTGATTCTCGGAAGCGGTTCGAGATGCTTTCCTGGCTCGGCAAAGAGCGTCGCCACGCCGCAAGCCAGCGACACATACACCCAAAACCGGATGACGTTGCGCGCTCCCTCAATGCCGAAGCCATACCACGCGACAGCGAGGCCAGCGAATAACGCGACATAGGCGATGTGTTTGATCGAGCGCATCATGCTTGACCTCCGCTTGCGGATTGACCGGCGGCCTTGCGTTCAGATTCGAGCGCTGCCGAAGCCATGAGGCTGACTTGCAGACCGAGCGCCACCGAGAAGCGAGCGGCATACACCAGGCTCATCTTGTAGCCCTTGTGATTTTCCAACTCCCACACGTAAGATTTTGACGAACCGGTTGCATCAGCAACGTCTTCAAGGGTCATTCCGAGCGCTTCACGCCGCGATTTAAGCAATTGTCCAAGGTTCATTTCTTCGCCTTCCAGTGAACATACCCAGCATCGTCAATGTGGTCGATTCGATCCGTGAGAGCTTTCTGTTCTGCCTCGACACGCGAACGATGAAAGCTATCCGCGTATTCGCGCATCTGGTCCATCGTGTACCGCCTGTCAGGATTCGAGTTTTCGTACAGCACAACTACAAAGTCAGGATGCCAACTCGACGCTGATTGCGCCTCCGCACCCTGCGCCAAATTGGCGGAAGTTGATGCGGCGCGGGCCGCGAGATTCTCGATGAACTGAAGGTAATCGTCATCTTCAGTGCATCCAGCGTCGCTCAATACCAAGCCGAGCTTTTCTTGCTCGCGGTTTAGGGTGCCGACGTAGTGCAATATTTGATCGCCCCAGCATTCAGTCGAGTTGTCATCAAGGCCGACGAGCAGATATGAGTGTTCAGCGGCTTTCTGCCCCGCTGGCGAGTCTTCGCCAGCAATCCGCGGCATCCAGTAGAACAACGCCTTCTGAAGCTCGCGGATGATCTCCCGCCCGTCCTGCTCGGCAGGTTGCGCGAATCCGTTCCACGGGCGCGGGCCACTAAAGCCCTCCGAATCCGGGCCGTCAGGAAAGTCCGGGCCATTTTCAGCGGTGAGTGCTCGCTTAAGCGCTATCACACGGCCTGTGTATCCATCTCCGAGGAATGCATCGAGCAATGGCAACACGCGCCGCGCCTCAATGTGCCTACCAGGGCAGTTAGCCTTGGGGTCAGTCAGTGTTGAAATCAACTCACGCACATCTTGAAACATGGTTGCGTTTCGGGCGGCAATCATAAATTCGGCAGCTTTTTCCCTCGCCTCACGACGCTCGTCCTGCTCGGCGGATTGCTCAGGCTGTTGCGGGGCGATGAATATGACGCGCGCCCATTGCGGAAAGCGCTTCACAGTCCGCTCGTATTCATCGCGGCTAACGTCGGCCCACGCATTGCCGACCATCTGCGTCTGATAGATCGGCTCCGCTTGCGCCGCCTTTTCGGCGTCTGGTTGCGAACCGGCGTCGGCAATAAATTCGCAATCCGCGATGCAACTCTTCAATTCCGCCGTGGCCAGGCGAATTTCTGCGGCTGCCTGCATTGGATCGGATGCGTTTTCTAGCCATCGAGCCGTGCATTCCATCGAAAAAAGCACGCCGTCGAACGCGCGTTTTTGACGACTACTGTATGTTTGTACAGTACTCCGTTCTAATGATGCCTCGTTAGTGTTCATTCTCAGTTCCTTTTTTTATTTGTTCATATGAAAGAGTTTTAGGCGATTTCGGACCTAAAAACCGATACCGTAAGTATAAACGGATACCGCGGCGGTATCCATCAAATTCGCAAAAAAGATGTGCTTAGGCGCGAGCACGATGTGATTCCCAATCGAACGCCAGAACGCGACCGCCACCTTCCCGCAATCGATCAACGACTCGCGCTGACAGATACTTCTCGATTCCGCCTAGATCCTCATTCGAGGCAATGATGGTCGGTCGGCGCGCGTCGTACCGCCCATTGAGTATCGCAAACAGAATCATCTGCTCGTTGTCGCCGCCGCCCTGAACGCCGACTTCATCGAGAATCAGCAGATCCGGGTCGACCA